CAAGTTATAGAGTATTGGAAAAATACATATGAAAGCTACTTTGATGACATAGAAGGTGTTGAAGATTATACTTCTTGGTTTGGTGGATATGATTGGTGGAATGGTGAGATGATTGACCGAGATGAATATGATGAAGAAACTAGTGAAACGGAAATAGATGAAATAAATAAAATAAGTTGATATTTATAAAAAAAACAAAAAAATGAAATTTGGTGAAATAAAATCAAAAATAGAAAATCAACTTACTGAGTCTTACAAGAAAAATTTATTTAAAGATAATTTTTTTATTTTTGAAGAGTTGGTTTTAAAAAATAAAAATATTTCTAAACTTTTTTTCTTGTATGATGAGTTATCAACAAAAAAAGGTTTATCAGAAAACATGGCCGTTGAGTTTGTAAACGAATCAATTATTGCTTACGAAAATTTGATAAATAAAATTCAACCAGTTCATTTAAGAGAATTAAAAGCTTGGGTAGGACATAACAAATGTGAAAATAATTACGAAAACATCGATAATTTATTTTCCACAAACGTATTAACTTTAGAAAATAAAATTAAAAGCAAAAATTTAATTTTAGAAGAATTAACTCAGAAAAAAAATATAGATAATGAAATTATTAATGTTCCATTACAATCTATGGTTTCTGTGGCAAACAAAACCATTAAATCTTATTTAAAGACTTTAGGTGAATCTGAAAGACAAGAAATTTATAATTTATATAAAAAACCGAAAAAAAAATTATTTGAAGATTATAAAAAAATAAAAAACGTTGTTTTGGAAAAATTAGAAAAACAAAAAGAATTTTCTGATGAAGAAACAAGTTTAAAAATAGAAGAAGTTTTAGACAAAATTAAAAATGAAAAAATTGATCAAGTTAACTTTTTTAAATTAAAAAAATTATCTGAAAATTTATAAATCAATTTTTCTATTTTTTATAAGAAAAATAGATTTTTGAATTTTTTTTCTTCTTATGTCAGATTTTTTTTGAAATTCTTTTTTTTTAAATAAAATTTCAATCATTTTAGTTTTTACAAATTTATTTTTAAAATCTTTTAAAGATTTTTCAAAATTTTTTTTTCCGTTTATTTTAATTATTAACATTTTATTTGATATAAATACTAAATTTAATTAAATTATTAAAAATTAAACTATAAAGCGCTATGAAAAATTATGAAAAAAGGAAAAACATGCAAAATAAAAGGTTTTTATACATTAAAATCTCACTATGGAACTATTGATTCTTTAGAGTTAAAATCAATATATTTAAATATACAAACATGGGTAGAACCAAAAGAAAATTTTGAACATTGGGAAAGAATTTTTTCAACAATGACAAGAAATATAAAACATTTGGTATATGAAAGTTTAGATAAAGAAATTTTTAAAGATAACTTTATAGTCGATTTAGATCTTAGAACAAGTGGTTTACAAATTAAAAAAAAATCTTTCATGAATTTAGAAATAAATTTATATTTAAAAAATCATATAGATTTCAAATCTTTAACATTAAAAAAATCAGTAAAAAAAATTGTTAAAGAAATTTATGTGAATTTATTCAAAAAAAATAAATATTTTAAATTTTTTATAACTAAAAATGGAAACAAAATTTCTTTAAAAAAAGAAATTGAAACTATTTAGTATTTATTAAAAAAATAGTTTATGAAAAATTTAAAAATATTAGGTCCTAATGAAATTGGTCGTGGAATTTTAATTGAATACGATTCTGGGTATATTAATCCTATGGAAAAAAGAAATTTAGATTTAATTCGCGAAAACAAGTCATTTTTAGACCACTCAAAACCATTTGAATTTTTTGCTGTTTTACAAAAATATAATACACCAAATAGAAATGGAAGAATTTATCCTGAAAAAATTTTAAAAAGAGAATCTGAAAATTACAAAAAATTAATACAAAAAGGTGTTGCTCTTTCGGAGTTAAATCATCCTGAATCTTCTTTAATTGATTTAGATCGTGTTTCTCACGCTATTACAGATGTCTGGTGGGAAGGTCCCGTATTGTTAGGTAAACTTAAATTACTTACTAGTCCTGGATTTCATGAAAGAGGTATTGTATCAACAAAAGGAGATTTAGCTGCAAACTATTTACGTCAAGGTGTTACTTTAGGTATATCATCTCGAGGTGTTGGGTCTTTAAAAAAAGTTGGTGATCAAAATGAAGTACAGGATGATTTTGAATTAATTTGTTTTGATTTAGTTTCTTCACCTTCTACACCAGGTGCTTATCTTTTTTTAAATCCAGAAGATAGATCATCATTTGAAGAAAATTTAGATGAAGAAAAACAAAGGCAAATTGAACGTCACATTGGTAGTTCAGGAAATGCATCTCTTGACTTAATGAATAGATTAAACGATTATTTAACTAAATAAAAAAATTATGGACGAAAAATATTTTATATCAAAAATTACAACTGATGTTTTAGATGAAAATACAGGAAAAATAAAAAAAATAAGAGAAGAAAAACTTGTTAAAGGATATTCACCTACAGATGTTGAGGCTAAAGTTACTAAAATATATGAAAATTATACAATGAATTGGAGAATTACTGCAATTGTAGAATCAAAAATAGATGAAGTAATTTAATTAAAATTAAATTTATTTAAAAAATTAAAGGGTGTAATTATTACACCCTTTTTTTATTATTTTGATTTTTTTTTGTGTTATTGTGTAATAATAAAAACTTTTTTCAAAAAACATAATATTTATTAGAAAAACTATTTAAAAAAACATGGCTTATAATAAAAATGTAGTTGAAGAAACTCTTTTACAAATTAAAAATTTGGAAGATGTTCTTCAAGAAAATGCAAAAGGAATACTTCAATCAACTATGAAAGAAGAAATCAGACAATTAGTAAAAGAATCTTTGAAAGAAGAAGATCAAAACAAAAAGACAAAAGATGTCAACAACTTAAACAATCAAAATGATTTTGAAGAAGATGATAATTCTGAAGAAAATTTTGATTTAGAAAATGATGATTCTGAAGAAGATGATTCTGAAGAAGATAATTCTGAAGAAGATAATTCTGAAGATTATGATTTTGAAGAAGATGACATGTTAGATAATGAAGATGAAATGATGTCACTACCATCATCACCAAATAGTGTAAATAAACCAGTAGATATGACAAAAGCTCCAACAGATGAGCTTTTAAAAGTTTTTACAGCAATGGGCGACAATGACTCAATAATCGTAAAAAAAGAAAACAACATGATTGATGTAAAAGACGGAGAAAGAGAATATATTATCAAACTTAATGAATCTGATGATTTGATTTATGCCGGTTATGATGATGACGGTAAAGATTTTGAAGAAGATTTTGAAGAAGATTTTGAAGATGAATTAGAAGAAAATTATGATTTAGAAGATGATTTTGAAGAAGATGATTTTGAAGAAGATGGAGAAGATGATAAGGGATACGTTTATGAAATCATGATGGATAATAATAAAGATGACGATGAATATCTATATGAAATAGAAACTGAAACAGATCCAAACAACGCAGCACCTAAAAATAATAATGATAATAATAGAAGTATTATGAGTCAAGATTTAAAAGAACTTTCTGATTACGATTTTGATTCTGAAGAAGAAGAAAGAGATTATTTAGAAGATGTTAAACGTCAAGAAGATTTATTCATGGAGGAAGCTATTAAAAAGTCAATGAAGTCAAAAGGTGTTGGAATTGGTAAAGGTCCGAAAAGTTTTAAATATGGAAAAACAACTGATTACCCAACAACTAAACAAAAAGAGGCTTTTTCAGGAAAAATAAAAGCTATGAATACTGGAAAACCAAAATTTGAATTTGACGATGAAGTTAATATGGATGGATATTCAGAAAAACCAAGAAAAAATGTAAAAAAATCAGAAACTAAAGAAGCGTCAAGAACACTTGGTTCAGGTAAATATTGGGGTCGTGAAGGTTTACCAAAACCAAAAGCAGCACCAAGACATTTAAGAAAAGAATCAATATCTGAAGAAATTGATTTATTGAAAGAAAAAAATGAAGAATATAAAAGAGCACTTGATGTATTTAGAAATAAAATAAATGAAGTTGCTATTTTCAATTCTAATTTAGCTTACGCAACTAGACTGTTTACTGAACATTCAACAACTAAACAAGAAAAAATAAACATTCTTAGAAGGTTTGATTCTGTAGAAACACTTAAAGAATCAAAAAGCCTATACAAAACAATTAAAGATGAATTAGGCACAACTACTAAGGGCGGTGAAAAAACATTAAAAGAATCGTTCGAAAGAAATGTTAATAAAACTCCTTCAACAGGATCAGCAACAAATCTTATCGAATCTAAAACTTATGAGAATCCTCAATTTATGAGAATGAAGGATCTTATGATAAAATTAAAATAAACAAAAAAATAAAAAACAAAAAAAATGGGAGCATTATTAGAATCAGGTCTTGTTGGTAACATTGGTTTGAAACACCTTAAAGTTATCAAAGAAGACACAATTAACAAATGGGACAGATTAGGCTTTTTGGATGGTCTAAGAGGTCACTTAAAAGAAAACGTAGCACAATTATATGAAAACCAAGCATCGTTTTTGATCAATGAAGCAACAAGTGACGGAGGTTCCAACGGAGCTTTTGAAACTGTTGTATTTCCGATCGTAAGACGTGTGTTTTCAAAATTGTTAGCTAACGATATCGTATCAGTACAAGCTATGAACTTACCAATTGGTAAATTGTTCTTTTTTGTACCAAGAATCCAAGGTTATCAAAATAACGTAATTGCTGATCAAGGTGGTGTACATTATCCACCAATCGGTTCACCTGAAGCGGTAAATGCAGGTCAAAATAATCCAGGTCAAGGTTACCCAGGTTCAAACGCATCACCTAACTATCCTTACGGTAAAAACCTTTATGACTTGTTCTACGAAGGTAATGAAGCAGGTTTAGATCCTCCAGGATTGTTTGATTACTCTAAAGGTAGATGGACTGCGTGTTCAACAAACGCTACGGTACAAATATGGACAGGTGGAACATTAGTTCCTGCAACTGGAATTTTAGTAAATAGTTATATAGGAAATACTAGAAAAGTAATAATTACACTTTGTGGATTTACTCCTGTTGGAGCTGGTAAACTTATCGGTCCTGATGGTCAAGAGATGGATACAGAATCTTTCTTATCAGATTTAGCTATAACTGCTGGTGTAGGTTTGGGAATTGACGCTAACTCACCTTGTTCAGTTGGGTCAGGTAATTTATTATTTAGAGTTGTTACTCAAGTTTATGGTAAAGGTATCGTACAATACGGTAACCAAACTCAAACAAACTTTAACAATTTCACTTATGGATCAACTCCATCTGCATCAAATACTAACGCAGGAAACGGTGGTAGTTATTGGGATATTTGTGACGCTCAAGGATGTATTTATTTAGAAGTAGATCTTTCTTGTCCAGCTTGTGTTGATTGTGGTGCTACTACATTAGACGGTTACACAGGTACTACAATTTCTGCAATTACTTCAGGTACTTCATTTATGGCTTACTGGAAACGATATGAAGAATTAGAGTTTGAAGACAAAATTGGTGAAGTTTCTTTTGATTTAGAATCAGTAACAGTTTCTGTAACAGAAAGAAAATTGAGAGCTCAATGGTCTCCTGAATTAGCTCAAGATGTTGCAGCATTCCATAACATTGATGCTGAAGCTGAACTAACAGCTCTTTTATCAGAACAAGTTGCAGCTGAGATCGACCGTGAAATCCTACGTGACTTGAGAAAAGGAGCGGCTTGGAACTTACGTTGGGACTACAACGGATGGAGAAGAATTGGTGCTACCACTTCTTACACTCAA